CAACCCGCAAAGGGGATGCAGGCGCAGTTGATAGTTGGACTGTTGTGTTATTAACGTAGGTGTAAACAGTATCGACAAAATTAACAAAAACCTTAACGTGTTCCTTCCTGATATAGGGAAAGGTAATAGCAAACTGGGTGGTAGACCCGTTGCCCGTGTAAACCGCGGAAGAATAAGGCATCAGCGTAAGGTCTCCACAAAGCCGGACAGGGTAGGTTGTCCGTATTTTGCCCTATATTGCACGTCTTTGTTGATGCCGTCTATATAGTCCAGCTGGCGAGCAAGCGCTGGGTTCTCATTTTCGTACAGCTGCTTGCCTCTTTGCTTAAAGCTGCTGATCACTCCATCAATTATTGTGGCTCTTGCACTAGCGTTTTGGGAACTGATCTCTTCCTGCGGCTGGGATTTGTAATGGTCAGAGTTCATTGTCTCTTCTAACGCTTGGTATAGGGTCCGGCCAAATTCATCTTTGACATAAGCCGTTAGCTCAATGTATTTGTTGTATTCACGGGGGCTAAGCCGGTTGTTCTTGCCCCAATCCTCAGCGGTAGGGCCCTTAAATTGAGCGCCTTTGCCGTGTAACAGTGCCATTTCCTGCAGCACAGGGTCAATTTTGGGGCCTCTTGATACTGGTGACCACGGCATAAACTGCATTACAGCGCCCATCCATGGGTACTCAGGCGGCAAGAATTGATCGCCCATAATCCCTGACAACACAATTGGTTGGCCTGTAATCCAATTCAACCGTGCCGGTAAGTTTGTTGACCAGCCAGGAATTAAGTTCTTAGCTTCGCTTAAAGTCTCTTCAAACATGCGCATTGGCATACCGGCTAACCCGCCTTCCACGTCGCTTGGCTCAACAACTCGGGTGGATGGATCAGCGCTACGCCGAGTTGCTCTTAAGGCAGAACTAAAAGGTATTAAAGACACAGCCACGCGAGAGATATATCGTTCAAGTGGGTTGCGCTTATTTGGCCCTTGTTCCATTTGATCCATGTTGGTTAACGTCTCATACAATTCAGTGAATCCTTGGTAATAAGTTTTGCTTAATTGGCCTGCTGCTACAGCACCAAGCAAATCCATTGTCAAGCCAGCCCCTAGTTGTTCTCTTGCTTCTTTCGGTAACTTATTTGCCACCTCAATGTAATCAGCAATCCCGCCAAACAAACTAGCGAAAGGTTCAAAAGCTCTCATTGAATAGTATTCGCTATAAATTGGCATATCGTTTTCGTCTGTACCAATACGCACCCGGAAGGAATAAGGCGTCTTGCCTTCGTCCCTCCACTTTTGTTTCGCAGCAGGTTCTTGCGGGCCGCCGCCAGTGAATTGGGCTACACCTTGCGACATTGCAACAACAGCCAGCGCTATGGCCCCAGTCCCTACAGCTACATCGCCTATAGCCCTGTGGCGTGTCATGGGATCAGCTGAATTAATATCGCGCCAAAAGGTATCAACAAATAGATTTACGCCAGGTGTCATTCGCGCTGCGCTTTTTACAATATCGCCAGGAGTGCGGTTAAAGGGTTGAATTATAGAAAACACTGGGGCGAGGTTAATTAAATTTTGCCAAACTAAAGGCATGGCGCTAAATGTTCTAGCAAAGAAAGGTATTTCGTCACCGGCCATTGCGCTGCCAGGTTCAAATTCAGCCATAATATCGTCAGTAAAAGTTGCATAGCGCATGGCTGTTTGCGCATGGGGCGAAGTCATTACAGCGTCAAGGATTGTACGGCCATCAACAACAATGTTTTTGGTTGCGCCATCAACAGCTGCTTGAGAATATTCTTTAGCAAAATTCCATGCTTCTTGGCTGCCTTTTGGCATTCCCATCTCTTGTGCACGGTTTAAACCAGGCTCTAAATTGCGAACATATTCAAATGACGACCCAGCTAAAGTTTTAAAATAGGTGTCTAAAGCTACTTGAGTGCGGGTTGATAAGTTCAATGCTTGCCACATTCTTTTCTGCGCCATTGCCCACATTGATTTATCTTGAACGTCAAGCCAAGGCGTAGTGTTAAGGGTCCATTCACCACTGCCTTGATATTGCGGGCCAGCCCCTTGTTCAAGCATTGCCCCTTGCTCGGCTCTTGCAAGAGCGTCTTGCCGTACTGCCTTGTCTAAGAAGTCAATTGTAGTGTCGTCAAGGTCATACAACCCGCGCCCAGCCTTAAATGACTCCGTGCCTAACCTATAAGCTTCTGATAAGTTCTTAACATATTGGCCATATATCATCATAGATTGGCCTGCTCTATTGAAATCAAGCTGCAAGCCGGCTCCAAGAGCTTGCGACACTGGCAGTTGCACTAACCGAATAATGTTGTTTATAGCATTGCCCCACATCGTTGATCCAGAAGACAACAGTTGGGCGGCGCGATACACAACTAAACCCCTTGAACCAATGCCAACGGCTTTGTTCATCTGAGCCCAGAAGCCCTTGGCAAACCCAGGGGTAACTGCTGATTGGCCCATTGCCCTTGCTAGTGAATCCAGCTCCTGCATTACTTTGGGCGACGAATAATCTCCAGTTTTAATTGCTGTTTCAACTTCTGGGCTTAATGCTTTACCAATGGATTCGTCTATTGGGATCCCTTGGTTAGCTGTCAACCACTTGTCAATATCAGCGCCAACGTCCATGCTGGTAAATGACAAGGTTCCAGGCTGTGGCCGCTGGCCTTGCAAGCTGTAAAGCAATTGGCCAATAGGTCTAGTTATTCCTTCCAAAGCCGCAACTACTGATTTTTGTTCTGCTGCTGCTGTTAGCAGTTCCGCGATTAATTGGTTCATGTCAGAGCCACTGTCAGCTCCAGCATTTAAAAACTTATTAGCTGCAACGCCGGCTTCGTAGTTACGTGCGTCGGTAAGGAGTTGCAAAGAACGTAATGCAACTAAGTTGCGCTCGTAATTACCCAGTTCTCCGCTAAGCGGTTTCAACGCTTTGAGGATTGCTTTCGAATTGTAACCATGGGAAGCAAGCCATTTATCAGTTCTTGCAGCCGTTGTCGCGTTATTTGTCACTTGGTTCCCAGTCAATTCAACCCTACTTATTACGTCGCTAAATGCACGGTAAGCAGCGACTGCTTCTTCTGGAATTACTGGGACGTAAGTTGTTGCACCGCTACGGCTTTCAAACCGTTGCACGTTATTTTCCAGTAGATCTTCAATGTCAATTTCGCCAGAATCAATAGCTGCTTGATTAGCTGTGTATTGATCCATGAAACGGTTTGTCCATGCGTCGTCAAAGACAGGAGGCCTAACGTTTTCTGGTGGTTCTGGAGGTAAGGGTGGCAGATCACCACCATCTGGAGGTAAGGGTGGCAGATCACCACCATCTGGAGGTAAGGGTGGCAGATCACCACCGTCACCAGGCATAGGTGGCATGTCTGCCGGATTGAGGGGAGCTGCTTGCGGATCGAGGGGAGCTGGAGGTAGATCGAGGGGAGCTGGCGATAATGCCGCTGTTGGGATCGGGGCGGCTTGCGCAGAAGCATACGGCTGGGTGGGGACTGCCAGGAATTCGCTGTCGAAGGAAGAAGGATCCTGAGCAAGGTCTTTGATGTAAGCGCGTATTGAATCTCCATGGTCGCGAATTTCTTGTAACGACAAGCCGGAATCTGCTACTACTTTTTCGTATTTTGCAGCTGATTTGGACCGTGTTTTAACATCATTGGCCAATGTGTACGCAACTTTATCAAGCTCGCTTTCAAACTGAATTTTATAATTCCTGTCTGCAAATCCATAGTTAGGGGTCAGTTTTGCGAGGGCAGGCGGCAAAGTTAAAGCAGGAGGGCCAGCAACTGGTGGCACTGCTGCTGCTGGAAGCTCAGAAGCCCCTGGGATGTCGGCGGCTTTGGGCCCAGCTTCTACAACAGTTGTGGGTGATGCTGGGATAGCTGCATTCGGATCTAGCGCCCGCGTTGGCGTTGGCGGTTCTACCCCAGCCGCGGCCACATTCCCTATTGGTTGCACTGCTGTGCGAGGTGCTACAGGCGGCGACGGTGCAATAGGCGGCAGTATAGTCTGTTGTCTAATAACAGCCGTCTCTAAATCGTTGTTAGCAGCTACAGCTATAGGTAGCAGTTGCGCTTTCTTTGCTTCTGTTGGGGCTCCTTGTACAGCTCTCGTTGCTCGTACAGCTTTAAAAGTACGGAATGCGACTTCAAGTCCAGTACCAAAGAGTGCTCCTTCCAGAACGTTTTTAAACCTGCCATCTAACCCCACGTCTTTAGGGTCAGACTTTAAATAATCAACCGCGATATGTTTTAACGGCCCCATCTGCTCAAGCAGATCTGTTAGCCGCCCTTCGTATTGATCAAATGCAGCAAAGTCAATTACCGCGCCAGTAGCTGCAGCTTTAGTAAGTGTGTTCTCTGCTATTGATTTACCAACAATCCCAGCGCCAGGGACCTTGCTAATTTGCTGGACTGCCTTAGTTGCTTTTACAGCTTGCGTTACACCTGCAACCTTGCTAGCGCCAGGCAGCATAGACAAACCTTTACCAACAAGACCTACTCCTTTTGCTACTGGAATCCAAGACAATGCAAACTGACCAATACCAACAGCTAGATCCTCAGCAGGGCCACTGCTTTTAGCTTTAGGCAGTGGAGGCATAATGCCCAGGAATGGTGCATCTGGCCTTTTGGCCGATGTAGGGGATGGCTTCCCCTGGATCTTGGCAATTGCTTCAGTACCAACATCGCTTAGTTCTTGAGCCCTATTACGCACGGTGCTGTAACCCATGCGTGTCAAGCCACGGGCAGCTCCAATAAGTGCACTACTTTCTTGGCCGCGGTCATTTAGATCTTTAGCAAAACTCTGCAAGCCGGTTTGTACAGCTTGGCCCAAATTGGCTAAAGGATTATTAGACGGTGCAGGGGCAGCAACAGGGGCAGGCTTTGGCGCAGGGGCAGCAACAGGCTTAGGTGCAGCCGGAGTCTCAGTAGCTGTAGGGACCACATACTTGCTGGTAACTAAACCTGTTGTGGGATCTTTGCTTTCAACGAATGGCATGGTTAGTTCCTTTGTGAAAGATATTGT